GGAGGTTGGAAGGTGCGCTGGATAGCGAATCCAATGAGGATTCACCAGCTGGCGCTCCGGCCTTTGGGAATGGGCCTGTTCCAGAGCTTGAGAAAATTGCCCTGGGATTGTACCTTTAAACAAGAACTCCCGCTTATAGCGATTCAAAAACACTTAGCTGGCGGAGGTATGACCTATGCTGTAGATTTAACATCAGCAACGGATCAGTTTCCTCTTACCCTACAGCTAGACCTGTTGTACAAGTTCTATGCTGAACCTGAGCACGTCTCGTTGTTCAGAGACCTGTCTAGGGGGCATTGGAAGACCCCTTATGGGCCCACGAGGTGGGTCAAAGGGCAACCGATGGGGTTATACCCATCGTTTCCTTCCTTCGCGCTAGCGCATGGACTGCTACTTGCTTTCCTGAATGGTAACCGCCACGATGGTAAATTCTTCGTACTCGGGGATGATGTTGTTATCCTTGAGGAAGAACTATATAGCAAGTATATGGCGGTCTTGAATGAACTGAGGTGCCCGGTGGATGAGAACAAATCTATTTGTTCCAACAAGCTCACAGAGTTTGCTGGTAAGATCATTCTCCCTGATCGGATCTATCCGAAGTTTAAGATAGGTCAGATTATTTCCCATAGAGACTCATTTATGGAACTAATGAGGACCTATGGTCAGGGTTTCGAGCACTTCCTACCAAGGAAGCTAGCAGATGCCTACCGGGAGGTAGCGCACTTGCAACCGCCTTGGGGTGCCAACCATTCTCATGGTAAGGCTATCTCATTGTCGCGGTCTGTTTTCTTGACCGAAATGTTTGAGACTTTGTTGCCGGAAGTGAAAGGTGGAAAGCTCCATGTGAGCTTCCTTAGATTACTCGCCGATCGGTTAAAACCTGGTTGGCGCGGTAGCCTTTGGTATCGGCTAGGCGGTCAGATTTATAACCTCCTGGAAGACTTCGAGAGAAGTCTCTCTGATGCTACCACATTCACCAAGATCCCATTAATTCATGAGGACCTGACAGATGTGTTTGAGCTTACCGGAGTGAATCCGGGGCTGCCATCAGTGGGTGACGAATCATGGATGACCC